TCCATAAGGATTAATCCATATTACACCATAAGGAGTTTCTTGCACTGCCTCTGGATGTAAAACTCCCATCCATTTATAAGACTCTTCTAAAAACCAATTTGCATCACTAGGAGAAGCTATGTTAATTAACTGCATACTTCTTTCTTTAAAAGCAAGTAGCCTATCTGCATGTTCTGATAAAGCTATGTATCCATCTGAATCTCCACGTACAGCTTCTATTGTATTCATTTCAGGAAACGTATCATACCTATTTGGCATAGAATACATAATTCTATCAGGAAATTTTTTAGGAGTACTTGCTCCTTCTGAATTTGTTTCTACGTATTGTATATTGCAAACAAAAGCTCTACTATTTGTTACTACTGCATCGCCCCAAGATTCCATTTGATAACCAAAAGAATTAGTTTTTACATCTGCTTGATACCCATTAATAACCTCATAAGTAACAATAGATGGATCTTGTGATTGAAAATCTCCAGAAGAAGTTCCAAGTAAATATGTTTCTGCGCCTGCAACAGAATTAGAATAAGTACTTGTAATTCCTAGTACCCAAGAATACCATTCAGCATCCAAAGAAGTCCTTCCACCTTTTTCAAAATCCATATCTACTAATAATGTCCAAGGATCTCCGCTACTTTCAACTCGAATATAAATTCTTCCACCAGTAATTCTATGATTATAATCGTCTTGACCTTTTGCTATTACTCTCATATCTAATGCTTTTAAATCAGTAATTTGAGCAGCAGTTAAATTTTCTGCGTATACTTTTAACAAAGACTCTTGATTTCCATCATAAATAAAAGATTGAGCAAATTCAAATTGTTGACCAGTGCCAATGCTATAGCTTCCTTCATCTGCACTTGACTTTATAAACAGACTAAAACCTGTACCTACATCTAAATTCCCTATTTGACCATTAACTGTGGCATCTGCTAAATCACTAGCTGGGTAAACATGCCCATCGGTAGGAGGCTCTAATCTATTGTTGTGTTGTTCATATCCAAAAATAGGATTTGCAGCTCCTGTGCCTAACCATTGTGTAAAATTAATTAAACCAAACCATTTAATTACATTACCGTTTGTTTTTAAAGTATCGCAACATCGAATAGCATTTTCTGTTTTATAATAACGAACTTGCATTTCACTTGCTGGAGAATAATTAGCACTTGGTGCTGGGCGTAAATCTATTTTAGCATTTGCAAATGGCGATCCAGCGTCCCCTTTTGCCCATGTAGTTGAAGGATTTACCCTAGTATATACAGCAATATTTCCTGTTGGTGCATCTGCACTTAAAATTAATGTTTCACCTGTAGATTTAATACCAGTTATTGTTGCTGTTACATTGTTTTCGGTAGTAACAGGCTTATGTAAATAGAGACTTGTTCCGTTACCTGCTGCTGCAGATCCAATAATTTGATACAAACCTTCATTTGAACTTTGGCCTGTCCCCAATACAACAACTGAAGATGGATTTACTCTAGCATCACTTATTTTTATCCAACTTCCAACTGGAAAACTAGATGCCAAGTCTATATGATTAACATTATTAAAATTGCTATTATTATAAAGCCAGCCTGTTAAAAGATTTATATTGTCACCTGCTGAATCTGTTGTAGTTGAAAAAAACAAACCACCATTAGAACCAGCACCTCCATTTACTTGTCTTACATATACACCAGATATAGTTCCATCAAAATCGTTAGTAGGAGTTATTGTAATAATTTTATCTAAATCTCCAGATCCAGAGACAACATCTATATACTTGTAACCATTGGTACTTAGCGCAGAAGAAGCTGTTCCATTTCCACATTTAACCGTAAAAGAACCAGAAGTCCTTCCTGCTAAATAATATATAACTCGATATGTAGCTCCAGCAATTAAATTATTTGTATGTTCGCTTGTTTCATCTTCATCATGAAATAATGTCCAAGTACCACCACCATCAGCATGTGTAGCTCTATTAGATGCCAATGTCCAACCAGAAGCAGTCCATGACCCCTTACTGTTATCCCATCCATGATCTGTAGAATCTGTATTAGTATAACTACCACCACCATAAAAAGTAGTTCCAGTATCACCTAATACATCTATACCTAAAGCATTAACTGTTAATGATGTTGGAGTATATTCAAAATCTGTTTCAAATACACCTAAACCGTACCCTACGTTAGTAGATGGGACAGTATTTGCTATATCAGGAACTGTGCTAGAATAAGATGTAAACCTTGGAGTAATACCAATTCCACCTTGCATATCAACCATAGCATTTTGAATATTGTATAATTCATTATCACCAATATCTCTAGCATTCTTTAAGTTATTTAATCCACCAGAAAAATCGTTTAATATCTTTACTTGTTTAGGCATTAAACTGTTTTCCCCAAAATGTACATTGACCATTTAGTATTTCAATTTGTTCCATTTGAAAATTACCTTTAGGTTTATCAAAAAATGTCACAATACCAAAACAATGGTTCCAATTATGCAATCTACCTTTTAACCACTTGTTCTTTCTAGGAGACATATCTTTTAAACATCCCATTGACCAAGCACCTATGGTTCCAGAATCCAACTTAGTTAGACTATGCCTTTGAATATCGTGAGTGTGTCCATAAACAATATTAGAACCATAGGCTTCTAAATGTTTTTTAGCATGATAAGTAGTTGCATAAGCTCCATGTATAAAGTTTAATTTACCTAGCTTCAATGGCTTGTTATAAGGATAATATTTGTAGCCTCTTTCTATCCATTTGCAAGCGTCTTTAAACTTATATCCTTTTAAGTATGGATGCTTATCAACAAAATGATCTAACCATTCATCATGGTTTCCAGCCAATATATATCGCTCTTTACAGTTAACTTTATCTAAAGCTTTATCAAATAAATCAATGCCTTCATTTACTTCTTCAATTTCTTTATCAACATTAATTAATTGATGCTCAAGATTTGGAAGACGTTTTCCTTTAAAGCACCATGCAGAAACAGATTCCCATTCACCAACATCGCCTAAGTTAATAAATATTTCAGGCTTAATATATTCAATTGCCTGAAGCGTAATATCAACAGCTCTTTCATCATGTATGGGAAAATGCTGATCTGGTATGACTATAGCTCTTTTCATTTATCAAGAATCTCAAAGTGAACTAAATCGTCAAAACTATTGTCCTTGGTTGTGCGCTGTCCTTTATAGAGAGAACTAGCATTCCAGTCGCCTCCCCAACGTATCTTAACGCCCATAGAAGCTGCCATACCAAGCATAAAACCTCCAAGGTAATGGAAGTCATCTCTTGCATTCCAATCTATCGGATATGGAGCAATATCAACTGCTTTACCTTGAACGTGTTTTCCAAACTTAGTTTTACTTTTGCCTTGAGCAACTAATTCATTTTGACGTTCTTGAGATCTAATGCCTTCAATTACAGTAATGTCAAAATACTTAACAACTTCATTTAAAACATTGACAAGCTTAGCATCAACGCCTTGTAGTCTTTGCTTACTTCTTTTTCCGAACTTTGGCATTTCTTTTTACCTTTTTCTTTTTAGGTCTACCTACTTTAGATCCATATGTACCTTTACCGTAGGGCATTATTTCTTTTCCCCAAATACGCCAGCTAGCATATCAGTAACTACATCCATAACTTCTTCAAAAAATACTTGTTCTTTTTCTTCTTTTACAAATGGAATGTTAATTTTATCGTTTAATTTTGTAGCAAGCATATCTGAAAACTCATCTGAGGCTAAATGCCCCATAGCTTCTGCTTTCATTTTATCTGCTTGTTCTTCAGCTAATTTTATTAGCATTGCTTTTATATCCATTATTTATAACCCCATGTTATGATTGTAGTTAATATTGCCATACCACCAAGTACGTAATTACGCCAATTTTCTAATGACCTAGTTCTTCCATTAGCTATTCGCAATTGCTCTTTGATGTCTGGCAACTCTCTATTTAAAATTGTTTCAATTCTTGCAAGACGTTCTTTCACATCTAGTCTATAATCATCCATTAGTGTTTTCCATTTATTCTTGAAAGGTTTCCTTTAACTTCCATAAGTATATCAGATAAATCGTTTAACTCTTCTACCATCTTTTCATGTCTTCTGTCACGAACTTCATCAGATTTATTCCATCTATCTATTAACTTTATAATCATACCTTCCATATTCTCTAATGTTTCAGATTGACCTTTATTTTCAATCTTTAAATGTTCTAATGTTTGCGCTTGCTCTCCAGACCTTTTGTTTAAACTGTATACTAGAAACATAAACATTGCTCCTACTACAGCTATCATCCCACCTTCTTGATATAATGTTAAAAAATCCATTAGCTCCCTTTAATGCATTTTAAAAATTTAGTTAATATTCTTTTTCTATTTTTTTCATTTCCATTGCTACGAAACAACATTGTCATTGTTTGACTTCTAATTAATGACTCTTGTTGCTCACTCATTTCTT